AGTTCATGAATTTGATTCCACATTGGAGTTTCTTTATCCATGAAGTAATCAAATAAGAAATTAGTAAACTCTACAGCCTCCTGATTTGTTACCAGCTTTAAAGCAAGACTGAAAGTCCCTTCTAGTTTGATTAACAGAAGCTGCATTTCTTCAATCACAAACTTCATTAATGAATCCAGGATTATTTTTGCTTTATTATTATTTGTATATTTCTTTTCAAGAACCTCTATTATCTTTTTTTCCAATTTTTCATTCAGATTTCTAAAAGGTTCATAATTTTCTAAGCTCTTTCCGCTTGATCTTATATACAGCTTTTTTAATTTTTCCTTTGCCTGAAATCTGAAATAATCTGAAATTCTTGGTTTCTCCTTACTGGATAAGTTGTTTATATCTTTATTTGCTAAATGATATGCAAAACAATCAATGAACCAGTATATAAGTTCCTGATTATCTCTACTCATCATTTTGACTGACATACAAGGCCCCCTTATATTCCTAGAAATCTTTTCCAGAAAGGCTTTTTATTTTTTTCCATGTATTTCCTTTTTTCTTTTTCACTTTCAAACCACACAAAGTTTCTTTCAGACATCAGAAAATCATTTTTTCTTTGCAGAAAGTCAATCACTCCTTCAAGAACTTCAATGATTTCCTTTTTCTTTTTTTCATTTACCAGCTTTATTTCACCGCTTATCAGTTCATTTACTCCGTTAATATTTATCAAATTGTATTGATTTCCATTCACTCCATCAATAGGGAATTTGATTATATTTTCTTTGCTGACTTTTTTATTGACTGTATTTTTACCATTTTTATATCCAAACAGATCTGTCACATCTTTAGCCAGTAAATAGACCTCAAAGTTGTGTATTTTACCCCTTATTACTTTCCCTTTACATTCAACACTTTCTAAAAATTCTAAGCTCATTCTTTTTCCTCCACAATTTCTACTTTTGATAATATCTCCAAAATTTTTTCCAGTTCAGGATTTCTGAAACCATAGCTCAGATAGTCAACCGGATTTTCATAATGATGTCTGTTTGCTTCTATGTGTTCTTTGCAGGCTCTCTCAGTTAAAAAGGCATTTAAATATACATGTTCATAGTCTCCTGGGTAACATTCTAAATCTAATGTTTTGTTATTCAAATTTTCTACAGTCAATGAAGTGATTTCCTCTATTTCTTTTGAAGATTCTTCATCATAATTTAAAATCAGGTCATTTTTTAATTCTTCTACTCCTTCCTGATCATTTGTATACACCCCAAAATCTTCTCCGTCTATAACAGCTGCAAAATAGTTCCCATATCCATCACATGATGCAACAAATCTATCATGCTGTATCTGATAAAATCTTGGATTTGCAGTTATTCTGTTGTCCTGTGTATTCAGTTCATGTTTCAGCTCTTTCAGAAACTTTACATCTTCTGCTGTTAAATTATTTATTTTCATTCGTCCTCCTTTTTTAAAGTCATCAGATCTTCAATGCTCACATTGTCTATGCAATGTTGCAATTTACTTTCAGGCACCATTCTGCTCCCCTGGTTGTATCCGTTTACTGTTCCTCCATTTCTCTTCATGAAATTACTTAATTCTTCTACAGATGTGGTTTTAATTTCATGCAGATTTCCGTTTTTGTCCCATACCTGCCGATAATATAATCTGACTTTCATTAGTTTACCTTTTTCATTTTTTCAATAATTTTTATATTTTTCCCAATTTTTTCCTTCAGTTCAACTTTTTCCTTCTGCAATTCAAGCTCCATTTTTTCAATCTTTTTGAATCTTGCATTCATCTGTTTATTTTCTTTTATAATCTCTTCCAGTTTTTTCACTTTCATTTCTGCTCTCCTATCATTTTGTGAGTATTTCCAATTAAGTTATTCTGCTGATTATTTACTCCTATGTCAGAATTTGTAATATATTTGATTTTCATTGTCCCATTTCCATTATCATGAAGGCCCAGGTAATTCTGACTGACATTTCTAGGAAGTTTCCAATAAGCTCCATATATTTTTTCAAAATTGTTGTATCTGAATAAATCCTCAAATTCATTCTGTTCCATAGCACATATTTTTTGCCATCCTCCAGCACTGTCTATCAATGCATGAATTCCTTTATCATCAAATTCAACACTTTGATAGATTCCATATTTCCTGATTGCAAATAATATTTTTTCTCTTGCCATCTGCATTCTTAAATTCATCAACTCTTTTGTTTCTCCAAGAGCATTTTCCCTTATTTCTGCAATCTTAGGCATTTTCTGAAAATTTCTTGTCCGGATTATTTCAACATATGCACTGTTAAGCTGTTCAACTGTCAGATCTTTCAAACCTAAAAAATATATACTTTTCATTTCTTTTGACATTACTGGCTCCGGATAATATTCCTGATACTTTACAAAAGCTTGGGTAAATTCTTCTAATGTCATTGTAATCCCCAGCCTTTCAGAGTATCCATTACATCCTCTTCCGTCAGATCAATTTTTTTTCTTCCAGATTTATCAATTTTTATGTCACTATTTTTATTGCTGTTTTTGTTTTTATACCCATCTTCCAGTAATTTTATGAACTTTCGTTCTTCGATAAAGTCATCAAATGTCATTTGCCAGTTACTCGTTTTTCCCTGTAAGAAATCAGATTCTTTGATTTTTTCCAGAGCTTCAGCTATTTCTTCGATTGTATATTTTTTTAGAAGTACATCAATTTTTCGTTTGCGTTTATCTGTTAACATTTTAATTTTTGATAAACCAAGTTCTTCTGCCAATTCATTCCAAATGACATATATATATTCTTTTTTATTTATTCTTATTAATTCATTCTTATTGTATTTATTCTTTATTGTGTCCCTTTTTGGTACTGGGGGTAGTGACATTTTGGTACTGGTGTAGTCCCTTTTTGGTACTGGGGGTAGTGACATTTTGGTACTGGTACTAGTCCCTTTTTGGTACTGGTTTTCAATGTTGAGATCAGTTAAAAAATATTTATTTGAAAAGCCATTTTCTTTTTCAACTTGTAATATTCCAATTTCAACAAGTTTTTTAAACGATCTCATGACAGATTTTTTATCAAGATTCATTTTTTTAGCCAGTATTTCCTGTGTTGCATAAAAATATATCTCACCATCTTCATTTATCCAGTTATTAGCAATTGACAATCTCCAATTTTCTAAACACAACATATATAGTTCTCTGTCAACCGGTTTTAAATCATATTCATATATTTTTTTAGGCATTTTATAAAAGTTGCTTTGTTCAATACTGTCGATTTTAACTCTCATTTTTCTCACCTTCCAAAAATTCTCTTACAATCTCAGATGTTTCTTCATTTTTCAGCATTGCTACAAATATTTCCTTACAGATTTCTGTATCATATTCACTTCCGTGCCATTTTTCTTCATCAAGTTCTATTCCATAAAATTTTGCAGTCTCATTTAATCGTGGCCATTTATATTTTCCAAATTTTCCTGGAATTTTTAAAATGTCAATATTGCTTTCTTTTGTGCAAAACTGATTTTTTAAATCAAACGGAATAAATTTTCTGTCAAATGATATATTGTGTGCTACAAAATGATTTGCGTCCTTACAAAAATCTACAAAATCTTTATCTTTTTCAAAATATTTTGAGTATTTTATACCTGATTCCACTCTACGCCTTAGAATTTCCTCGTCTGTAAGTCCATTTACAGCAACAGCTTCTGTATTTATTTCCTCACCCTCATTTCTGAAATAAAATCTGTTGAATTTTTCAATTTCTTTATAAGAGTTTGACTTTAAATCAATATCAATTTTTATTGCTGAAATTGATAAAACGGAACAGTTTTCCAGTCCGTTTGTTTCAGTGTCAAATATTATTACTTTCATTCCCCCGCACCTCCTAAAAGGGAAAGTCAGCATCATCATTTATGCTGTTCTGTGATTTCATATATTGTTTTATGACCGCTGTTCCTCTTTCCTGTTCCTTCTTTTCTCTTAACTTATTTTCTAAAAGAAAATTTTTCTCCCATATTTCGTATGTCTGCGGAATTTCTATTTTATCTATGATTTCCTGTGTAGTTTTTTTGCTCTTTGAATGATAAAAACCTCTTATCTGATATTCATTGAAATAATTTATTTCTCCTGTAATTTCATCTATTACTTCATTTACTCCCTGATATGATAGAAATACTCCAACTGTACGATTTTCAATCATTGGGAATATTTCTTTTCCTTCTTCGTCCAGTTCCGTTTTTAAATTCTCATGTTTAATTTTTAATAAGTACACTAACTGATTTATATGTTTACTGTTAAATATCTGTTCAACTCCTTTTTTATTTTTGTAGAACAAAGGTATTCGGGCTGTCCTATCTTCCTTTAAAGCCCTAAATGTCAGTATTAACGCTTCAGATTTGTTGACATCTGATTTGAATAGTTCTGCTCTTTCTATTTTACATTCATAGCAAGCGCTTTCTTTAATACTCGATCCTGGAAGATTTTTTTCCTTTAACTGTTTTTCATCATAAGTCCACATTTATTTTTGCCTCCTGTTTTTCCAAGCTATAAAATTTTTGTATTTTATAAATTCAACATCCCATAAAGATATTTTATTTTTGTCTATTATTATAAAAGGATATTTAATTTCAAAATTTTTAACATTAATATACTCAACTAAACCATATCCATAATCTAATATTATTCTTTTCATTTTTTTCCTTTTATGGTATAATTAGTTGTATTTGTTTTTAGTCGTTGTTGCCTGCAACGGCTTTTTTTGTTTGTTTTTTCATTAATCCCACTTGCTTTCTTTGAAATATATCCATGTTAATATTATTAACAAAATCCATAATCCGTAGCTTGTTATTATTACTTTTATGTCATTTTTCATTGCTCCTGACTGATTCAATATTAACGCTAATGCAAATATTGAATACCACAGTAAAGTTTTTTTTGATTTAGTTATCATTTATTCTTCCTCCTAATTTTTTAAAACTACTCCAAGTAAAGCTTCTAATATTGCAAGCTTTTCTTTATTTAGCTGTTCTGTCTTCACTTTTGCAAACCACTTATCCCAGATTTCTTGACATTCTCTATCAAGTTTTTCTTTTAATTCAGAATTTTGTATATTATTTATAAGTTCATTTATTTTGAAAGCCCATCCAGTCATCAGTAAATCATTTTTTAAATTGTATTTTTCCTTCATTACTTCTTCTGCTACTTTTTTCATTTCTTCAATTGTCATCTTATAAAATTTGTCCTGATTGATTTTTTCCATTTTTCCTCCTATTTATTCCTTTATTTCATTTCTTATTTCTCCTTGTTATAGATTTTTATATAACAATCATGTACTTTATCTAAATTTTGTCTTACAGCTTTTTCAATTAAGAATTCTAATTCTGACTGAGTATCTACTTTTTTTAGAAAATTTGTTATAGTTTTTTCAGGGTGTATTATGTATCTTCCGTTTAAATTTACTATGTATCTTGATTGAGCATGCACTTTAACAACCCCGTTACTTTTCCAGATATTAATGTAATCTTCCCAGTGTGAGTATGTATCTTCTGTTATTTCTTCAATTTCAAGATCATATCCTTCAGAAATACTTTCCAGTTTTAAAGCACTTAAAATTTTCATGGCTCTTTCAGGTCTTACCCTTTCTTTAGTTCTCATTTTCTCCTCCTATTTTACATTTATTCTTTTATTCCGTTGTTTTTTAAATATTGAAACATCTCATTTTCAGTTTCAAATATTTCTGATGCATCTTCATCATCTTCGTCATACCACTCGACGAAGTATTTTCCAAATCTCATGCTTTTTCCCCAGTCTTTTAAAAGACAATCTCTATTATGAATGTACTTATAATCTTTAGCCATTTCTCTCTCCTTTCTATTTTTATTGTCCTGCTTCTTCAATTTTATTTTTGACTATATCCATTGCTATATTATTAGCTAACGAATGAATAAGACTTGTGACATCATCTCCATTGACAATTATCACAGGGAAATTACCATATTTCATATAATGCTCCACTGCTGCCCTTGGTATATGGTAATCCCAACCACCATTTGGCCTCAGCGGGCTAGGCGGAACCGTCTGTATTGCTGTTCCAAATTTATAGCCTTCTCTCTGCAGTCCAATTCTAACAGCGGATATTGACTTTTCAATATATTCAGAACATTCTTTTACAGTTAGAGTATTTTTCATCTTTATCACTCTTTCCTATTACTAGTTTTTGATTTACTTCCTTTCAAGGTATAATAATGTTGTCACACATCTATACGAAAGGAGGTGTTATTTATGGATTTCAAATTTTCAGAATCTGAAAACCAAATGTTTAAAGATTTATCAGATATTTTTATGCTTGAAAGAGCCGGAAAAATTATTAATGATAAAATATATGCTTTTTTCTGCTCTAACGAATATCCTTCCTCTATACAGACTATTGATTTTAAAGATATATCAGAAGAGGATATTTTGATTCATAAAGAAACTGGTAAAAAATATATTGTAACTGACGTAAAAATTCTCAAAACCTGTGTTATTGCAAAATATGAAACTATTTCTCAAAGAATGCGTAAAGAACAGGTAATTGGAAATATTTCTATCGGGAACATCGGCGGTTCAGCAATTATAGGAAATCAGCAATATGCAATTATTGATAATTCCTCTATTCAAAATTTAAAAGATATTATTTCTAGTAAAACTGAAGACAAAGAAATATTAGAAAAACTTTTAAATCGCATAGAAACTATAATTGAGGACAATCAGCCTGTAAGCAAAGGTACATTTGCAAAATTTGCCAATATTTTTAAAAAATATCCCGAGATAGTTAATACTGTCGGAGCAATATTACTTAAATGGTTATCTTCTAAGAACTAGTTATTTTGAAGGATTCTATATCAGTAAATGTTATTGTTATGGAATCCTTTGTTCTATCCCCGAGTCTGTAACTGCTTAATGTAACTTCTCCAATTCCTTTCAACTCAATCCCATCCATTTTTATAGATGCCATTTTTCCATTAATTACTTTAAATTCAAAATTATGTTTTTTTATGTCATTCATTTTCTCACCTCTTTTCTACTTTTCATGATATAATTTTATAGTGTGCGATTATTAAGGAGGTACTGCTTTGATAGATTATGATTTTCAAGGTTTTGTAAATAATAAGTATATTGTTAAAGCTAAAAATGATAAATTTTCTGTTCTTGCTGAGGCTGATAGTTTGGAAGACGCTCAGACTAAAGCAAAAGAAAAATTAATTGAATTGAATTCTACCGTAGAATCAAAAACTAAAAATACACAACCGCCTCAACGCAAAATATTAAGTAAGGGTATTTAATTATTAATTAAATTTTAAAATCGCACACACCTCACAGCCTAAATGACAATTCCATCAATTCCCGGATTAATCCTAAAAAATAATCTACTTCTCTATAGCCTACATGATGTTCACTAAAAACTTTCATAACATCTGCTAGAATCTTTTTTGATTCCTCATTGCTTCTTTCTGTCATTTCAAATCCTAGCTTTTCTAATTCAGTTATTTGAATTTTTTCTTTTGTATTTTCATTTTTTAATTCATTTTCTAATTCATATAACTTATTTTCTTTTTCCATTTTTCTCACCTCTTTTCTTTTAGTGAATTATATTCACTATTTTGACTAAAAAAAATTAAGCTTACATCTGAATCAGATAAATTTAATATCCTTTTTAATATAGCTATTTCGGTTGCTTTAAATTCTACTTCTCCTCTCATTTTCTTTTTGATAGAAGTATAACTTAATCCTAGTTGAGTAGCTATATATGATAATTTAAAACCTGATTTTTTTATTTTTTCTCTTAAATTCATTGTCTCACCTCTTTTCTTTTAGTGAATTATATTCACAAATTTATAATATCATATTTGTGAAAATGTGTCAACATTTTTTTTATTTTTTTAAAATAAAAGTTGCTTTTTATTCACTCATAAGGTATAATTTAGTATCAAATTTTAAGGAGAAACAGGATGAATAAGGATGATAAAAAAAAAGCTATGGGTATTTTTATTAGAAACAGAAGAAAGGAATTAAAAATTACACAAGATGAGTTAGCAAAATTAACAGGTTATTCCGATCGTTCATCTATAGCTAAAATTGAAAAAGGAGTAGTAGATTTAAGTCAATCCAAAATTATTGATTTCTCAAAAGCTTTAAATGTTACCCCAACTCAAATAATCAATGCTGAAAATTCATGGGGATTAGATAATAAAAATTTTATTTCAGAACAAAATATAAATAATAATAATCCTGACATCTTAACATTTTATAGGGCAGATGTTAAAGGATTAACAGAAGATGAAAAAGAAGAACTTAAAAAAGATTTAGAAAAATACACTGATTTTTTACTGCAAAAAATAAAAGAAAAAAATAAGAAATAAAAATGTGGAGGTTTTCAGTGGGTTATATTATTTATAGAGGAATTCCTGTTGACAGATTATCGTATTTTGGTATTCTTGAAAAATTAAACGATTTCATAAGTGAAGTAGCAAGATATTTTTTCATCAAGAAATACCAACTTAGATGGTATCATTATAGAGAATTTTGCGAACAGGAAAAAAATTTTATTTTTGGAGGATTTGAATTTAATCATATTTCAAAAGATAAAATGGCAGGGTCAATGATTTATTCAGATAATACTGTTGCTATTGGATATAATACAAATATGATTCCAAGCAGGCAAAAATTTACACAAATGCATGAAATAAATCATGCTCTATTTGACTTAAAACCTGATGTCCCTTTCCAAAATTTCTTTGATTTATTAAAAGAAGACGGATATAACAAAGAAGAAAATATTCAGGAAGTGAAGGCTGATATTGGAGCTTCTCTTTTCATGATTTCAGATGAAGCATTAATATATAGCATAGAAAAAAAGACTTCTTTTTCTGATTTACAAGATATTTTTGAAATAAGTAAAATGGCATTGGAAATTAGATTGAAAAACTTCTTAGTCTATAATTTAGACATGTATTATAAAAATGCACAAGTATTAATTGAAAAGTATAAGTTTTTTAACGACACAAAAGAGATACAAGCAAGAATAGAAATCTACAAAGAAGCATTTAATGTGAAAATATAAATTAATAAATAAAGGAGTAATTTAAGTGGAAGAAAAAGTTTTAACGTTTTATGTCAAAGGTTCAGGAAAAAAACCTTACAGGGTTGCTTTCTGGAAAGAAGAAGGGTCAAGAGATATTCATAGTGGATGTAACTGTCCTGCAGGAAGAAGAATGCAATACTGTAAACATAGGTTTGGGTTAATTGAAGGAGATTTAACAAATTTAGATGATTCTACTGAAAATGCTGAAGAAAATTTAAAAATATTATATGAATGGCTATCTGACAGTGATATAGGAGATTTTTTCTCTGAATTTATAATGGCTAAAACAGGAGAAAAAGTAAGTATATTAATGAATGCTATCAAATTTGGATATAGTAAAAATTATTATGATGAAGATTTATGCATATGGATGTCAGATTATACTGAATATTCTAATGAAGAATTGAAAGAAAAATATAACTTTGAATATAAGGAAATTCAGTTAGAAGAGTTCTTAAATTTAATAGATAGTCCGGTTATAGCAATAGGAGAGGGTGAAAAGAGCTTCTTATTTGATATAAATAAGAAATATTATGGAACATATATAGGAAAAAGAATTAAATTTAAAGGATATGGGTTACAAAAATTAAAAGAGAACAGATATAATTATACAAAATCACAATATTTATTAGATTGTTATAATTTATATAATAAAACTAACATAAAAACATACAATGAAAGAATGAAGGAAATTATGAAATAGTAACAAAAATTTAACATATAGGAGGAAAGTTTTATGAAAAACAGAAAAGTATTGTTGGCAATTCTACTGGGAGGAGTTATTTTGGCATTGCCTATGGCAGGAGCAACAAAGAAAAAAGCTTCTGGAAATTCAACTATTTATTTCAAAAGCTGTAAGGAAGCAAGAGCTGCAGGATATTCTGATATTAAAAAAGGAGAACCAGGATATAGTTCAAAACTCGACCGAGACGGTGACGGTATAGCTTGTGAATCAAAATAAGAAAATCTCGAGACAGTAAATCTATAAAAACAGGAAATCTCGAGATAATAAATCTATAAAAAATTAAGGAGTGGTCAGATTGGATATAGTACAATATTCTGAAAGAATATTTGAAGAAATTAAACATATTGATGAAAATGGTATTGAATTTTGGTATGCGAGAGATCTAATGGGTATATTAGAATATTCAAAATGGGGGAATTTTGTTAAAGTAATCAATAAAGCAAAACTGTCTCTTGAAAATACTGATATTGCTACATCAGACCATTTTGCTGACGTCGGCAAAATGGTTCAAATAGGCAGTAATTCTGAAAGACAGGTAGATGATATAAAATTGACAAGATATGCCTGCTATTTAATAGTTCAAAATGCTGATCCAAGAAAAAAATCTGTCGCATTAGGGCAGCAATATTTTGCTATTCAGACAAGAAAACAGGAATTATCCGAAAAAAATATTAAAGAATTATCTGAAGATGACAAAAGACTTTTAGCTAGAGAAAGTATAACAAAAGAAAATAAAAATCTTTTTTCTTCTGCAAAAAATGTAGGAGTTGAAAACTTTGGAAAATTTAATAATGCAGGATATCAAGGCTTGTATGATGGAGAAACTGCTGAAGATATAAAGAAACGAAAGAACTTAAATAAAAAAGAACAAATACTTGACCATATGGGATCAACTGAATTAGCAGCGAATTTATTTAGAATCACTCAAACAGATGAAGTTTTAAAGAGAGGAGAAGTGAAAGGAGAATCAGAAGCCACACAAACTCATTTTAATGTAGGAGTTAAAGTAAGAGAAACTATGATTGAAATTAGTGGAACAAAGCCAGAAGAACTTCCTACTCCTGAAAAAAGTATAAAAGAAATTCAAAAAGAGAAAAGACTTTTAGATAAAGAAAATAAAAAGAAACTAAAGAAATAACAAAAAAAGACTCTGCTACCAACAGAGTCTATGCATAGGTGATATGCTTTATCTCGCAAGTTAAGTATATCACACAAACCTTTAAAATTCAATAACAGGAGTGTGATTTTTTTATGCGAAAACCGAACGGCTATGGAACAGTAGCTAAATTAAGTGGAAAAAGAAGAAGACCGTTTGCAGTAAGGATTACAACCGGGTATGATGATAACGGAAAGCAGATATATAAATATCTCGGATATTATGCAACAAGGAAGGAGGCGGAATATCAGCTTTCGCTTTACAATGCGAATCCTTACGATATTAATTTGAAAAATCTAACTTTCAAGGATGTCTATAAAAGATTTCATGATGTAAAAAAAAATACAGGAACAAGTGAAAAAAGACTGAATACATATGAGTCATTTTTCAAAAAACTTGCACCGCTTTACAATATGAAAATGGTAGACATTAAAACTCCGCATTTACAGACACTTTTTGATACATTTATCGATTTTTCTCCGCTGTATGTGAGAGAAATCAAGTCGTTTGTAGGTATGATTTACAAGTACGCAATGGAAATTGACATACTTGACAAGGATTATACAAGATTTCTTAAGCTTAGAAAATTTAAGAAACAGAGAAAAAACAGTATATTTACTGCTGAAGAACAACAAAAATTATGGGATAACATCGAAATACTTCCAGGAGCAGATATTCTTTTGATACTAATCTATACAGGGTTTAGAGTAAACGAACTTCTATCTGTGAAAAAAGAAAAAATAGATCTGGAAAACTGGACTGTGACATCAGGATCTAAAACTGAAGCTGGAAAAGAAAGAGTGGTTCCAATACACCATCGGATACAGCCGCTGATTATCAGATATATGCAGACAGAAGGAGAGTACCTTATTCCAAATTACAACTTTAAATCTCATATGAATTATTCGAGTTTTAAACGGCGTTTCAGCCATATTCTAAAAAAGTTGAAAATGGAACATACGATTCATGATACAAGATACACATTCATTACATCTCTGAGAGAAGTGACTGACAACAATGCCGCTATTACAAGCATTGTTGGACACACTAATATACAGATGACAGATAAATATACTTTAACTAATATACAAAAAATGAGACAGGAAATAGACAAAATAAATTAGATTCCTGTCTCCTCAATGGAGTATTTTTTTTGTACATTCTGTGTATATTATAGGTTAAATTTTTGATGTTCTCACACAACGTTTTAATTTCAATTTAACTAATAGAAATACATAGAATACAGTAAAATCAACACTTTCAAATACTCCTTGATTAAAATATTAAACTGTAACCAGTCTTTACAATACACTTTGCTACTATTAATACTTTGGCTAATTTTTCAGATGGAGATGGAAGAAATACATTTACAATACACTTTGCTACTATTAATACATAGATTACATACCCGGCAACACTTTCATTGAACCTATTTACAATACACTTTGCTACTATTAATACAGTTACTCATTTTACTCAATGTTTATAATATCATATTTCTCTTTTTTTGTCGAACTTTTGTTTTTTGCAAAAAATAGGAATATTATTCAGATCTTATATTTTTAATAATAAATTCGAAACCAGTTACAATAATACTTTCAAAGTTTCTGTCGATACCATGAAGTTTTTTTATTATTAAAGGTCGACAGATTAAAAATTTTTTATCAAAAAAAATTAGAAGTCTTATCATCTTCCATTCCCCAGAATTCCTTTTCAAGCCATTTTTCCTGCCTTGTTTTAAATAATAAGACTGAGTCCTTATCCTCTCTAATATATTTCCTTAATTCTAAATAAAGTTTTCTTAACAATACTGGTGTTATTTCACCTTCAAAAACTGATTTCTGAACATGTGTTAAATATTTTTTACAAATTTTAAAAACATTACGGGAAATCCTTGCTCCATTGTCATCTGTTGAAATATCATATACTAATATAACATACATACTACCACCATATTTTAAATCCTTCGTATTTTTTATCTTCCATTAAGTGTTTCACTATTTTATATGCTTCTAATCTCATAAGGTGTCTATATGATACACTCCTTCCTAAGTCCCTGTGTTTTATAGTAGTTTCAAGTCTTTCATTAAAAGTTTTTAAAATTAATTTCTGTGCTTTCTCTTTCATGTAAAAATAATTTGAGTCTTTGGCAAAATCTTTTTCTGTAATCATTTTCTTATTCAGTAAAGAAAAAATAACTCTATCGGCAAGTAAAGGTTTAAAAATTTCAGCAAGATCAAGTGACAATGAAAATCTTCTATCTCCTACACTATGTAAATAACTTATCGTAGGATTCAACTGACTAACATATATTTCAGACAGACAGGCAGTATAAACTAATGTGTTCAAAAAAGAAATCATAGTATTTATCATATTATCAGGCGGTCTTTTTAC